AATAAGGTCAGAGCACAATACTCCCTCCTGTCATCAATCGAAGGCGCAGACGCCCAAGAGTGGGTTGTTGGTACACGTTACCACCCCAAAGATCTCTACAACGATATGATGAACATGCGAGAGGACACATACGACGAGAGCGGCGAGAGGACGGGTGATGAGCCCATCTACGAGACGTTCGAAAGAGCAATCGAGAGCTTTGGGGATGGTACTGGGGAGTTCCTTTGGCCACGCCAACAGCGCCGCGATGGCAAATGGTTTGGCTTTGACGCACGTGTCCTTGCACAGAAGCGTGGTAAGTACCTAGACAAAATTCAGTTTAGGGCTCAGTACTACAACTCACCAGACGATCCTGATAACAGGCCAATCGACTATGACCAGTTCCAATACTTTGAGCGCAAATTCTTGAAGCAAGAGGACGGTCACTGGGTCTACAAGGGTGCACGACTGAATATCTTGGCGTCTGTTGACTTCGCCTATTCGACACGTAAGACTGCCGACTACACGGCCATTGTGGTTGTGGGAATTGACGCAGACAACAACATCTACGTTTTGGATATTGAGCGTTTCCGTACCGACAAGATTAGTGAGTATTTTAAGCACATCTTAGGTCTATACAATCGGTGGGGTTTCAGAAAACTTTGTGCGGAAGTTACGGCAGCGCAACAGGCTATCGTGAAGTCTCTCAAGCAAGATTACATTGCTACACACGGGTTGGCTATCAAAGTCGAAGAGGTTCGTCCAACTCGGCATCAGGGCTCTAAAGAGGAGCGTATGGAGGCTACCTTGATACCTCGGTACGATAACGGTCAGGTTTACCACTATCGTGGTGGCAACACGCAAGTGCTCGAAGAGGAGTTGGTAACTAAGAACCCCGCGCACGACGATGTGATGGACGCCCTTACCACAGCTATAGAGCACTCTGTCAAGCCTGCAACAAGGGTCCGTAGGACCACAGATAACAACAATGTAATCTGGCATTCGAAATTCGGGGGCAGAGCCTTCTAAGGAGAAAGTATGAAGACTTGTAACAGGTGTGGTGAAGAGAAGGACCTTAGTGGATACTACAAACGTAAAGCCTCTAAGGATGGCCACTACCACACGTGTAAGTCATGCGCTAAGGCTCAGACAGCAAAGCAGCGTGAGGCTGACCCTGATAAAAACAGAGCCGATCTTAAGAAGTGGTACAAGAAGAACGCGAGCTATGCCAAAGAAAAGGCGCGCCTCTGGCACCACAACAACAAAGAAAAACGGGCGGCATACGTCAGAGCCAACGCCTCGGCAGCTGCCGCCCGTACAGCAAAACGTAGGGCCATTTTTAAGCATGGCTGTAGTCAGATGCCAGATAGTGAAAGGGCTGAGGTTGAGTACCTTTACTGGTTAGCCAGAGACCTTACAGCGGTGTCTGGCGAACAGTACCACGTAGACCACATAAAGCCGCTCTCCAAGGGTGGCGAACACAGATTAGATAACCTACAAATCCTCCACGCTGAGGACAACCTCAAGAAGGGGGCAAAACATGACCAGAGCGCTTGACGTATCGGCTCTTATTGAGCCACACCAGTACGCCTCTGAAATATCCAACCGTTTCATGGAATTTAACTCGTATCGTCAGGGGTGGCTACAAGAGAAGGCAGAGTTGCGAAATTATGTGTTTGCTACAGACACCCGTACCACCAGTAACAAAAAGCTTCCGTGGGCCAACTCCACTACAACACCTAAACTGACGCAAATCTTTGACAACCTCCGTGCAAACTACCTTACTGCCATTTTCCCTAACTCCAACTGGATGCGGTGGGAGGCAACAGACGAGGCCTCAGCTACAAAGCAAAAGCGAGACACCATCCAGACCTACATGGACAACAAGCTCCGCCAGTCGGACTTCCGTAATGTGGTCGACGGTCTTGTGGACGACTTTATCCTCACTGGTAACTGCTTCGCTACAGTCGACTACGTTAGCGATTATACGGTGCTAGAGAGCGGTGAGACGGTCTCAGGCTACATGGGCCCCAAACTGGTCCGTATCAGCCCCTACGACATCGTTTTCGACCCTACAGCGGCAGACTTCGCAAGCACACCTAAGATCGTTCGTTCGATCAAGACACTTGGCGAAATCGCTGGGATGGCTGAGAAGAACGACGATATGGCTGTGGCACTCGAAAAGATGCTTGGAGCTCGCCAACAGGTCAGCAATGCGTCTTCCACAGAGAAGTCTGAAGCGTTTGTGGCAGACGGTTTTGGTTCCATTGAGAACTACTACCAGTCTTCTTACGTTGAACTTCTGACTTTCTACGGAGACCTTTATGACAAGCACACTGGGGAACTTAAGCGCAATCGAATTGTCACTGTTGCAGACCGCGCACATGTGGTCTCCGATATTCCTAACCCCAGCTGGCTTGGGACTGCTCCAATCTTTCACAGCGGTTGGCGAAATCGCCCAGACAACCTATACGCAATGGGTCCCCTTGATAACCTCGTGGGTCTCCAGTATCGTATCGACCACCTAGAGAACCTTAAGGCAGACGTATTCGATCAGATCGCAATGCCAATGCTTAAAATTCGTGGTGATGTGGAAGACTTTGAGTACATGCCTGCAGGTCGTGTGTACATCGGTGAGGAGGGTGACGTAACACCTTTGGTTCCTGATAGCACAGCCCTTAATGCAGACTTCCAAATCCAGAACCTAGAGCAGAAGATGGAAGAGCTCGCTGGTGCACCTAAGATGGCCATGGGCCTACGCACAGCTGGCGAGAAGACAGCCTTCGAAGTCCAACAGTTGGACAACGCAGCTAACCGCATCTTCAACCACAAATCTGCTAAGTTCGAAATGGAGTTCCTAGAGCCTGCGCTCAACGCAATGCTTGAGGCTGCTCGTCGGAACATGAACTACCTCGACACCATCGCAGTCTATGACGATGAGACAGGCGTTCAGTTGTTCCAGAGCATCACCAAAGATGACATTACAGCCAAGGGCAAGATCGTTCCCATGGGTGCTCGTCACTTTGCTGAGCGTGCCCAGCGCGTACAGACCCTCACACAGATCATGCAGATCAAGGCTAGTGACCCAACTGTTGGTGTTCACATGTCTGGTAAGCTTGTGGCCAAACTCTTGGCTGAGGAGCTTCGTGAAGATGCACTCTATGGCGAGAACGTCCTTGTGTTTGAGCAAATGGCCACACAGAAGGCACAGCTGGATGCTGAAGCTGACATGCAAGAGGACCTTGAGGTCAAAGCAGAACAGGGGCTCTAAATGCACAGCGCATGGATGAAAGGCATAAAAGATAAAGAAGCTCGTCGGAAGGAGGTTATGGCTTTCCGTAACGCATTCGACGAGCTCAAAGGAATTCTCGAACGTGACTTCAAGAAAAAGGAGAATGTTCGGGATTATGGTGATCCTCAGTGGATACATCAACAAATGGCAGTCAACGAGTACAACCAAGCGCTTGATGATCTGCTGAAACTTATCACTGTAAAGGAATAAACTATGTCAGTATTTGACCAGAAACCAGAAGGTCATGACGCAGTAACTGAACAAGCGACACCAGAAGCAACTCCAACCACAGAGAGTTTCGTGGCAAAGCTTGTCGAGACGCGTGGCGAGAACTGGAGTGATCCAGAAATGATCGCCAAAGGGAAGATTGAGGCAGACAATCACATTGCTGAGCTTGAGCGTCAGCTTGCGGAAATGCGCGAGGACCTAAGCAAGCAAGATTACTCTAAGTCACTTCTCGAACAGCTACAGAGCAAGGCTGGGACCACCCCCAATGAACCTGTAGTGTCCTCAGAAAAGTCAGGTGGAGTAGGAGAAGCGAACACCACGCCAGACCCTGCTGAGTTAGAGAGCCTTGTTGAAGCAACCCTAAAGAAACGTGAAGCGGAAGCTAAGGCGACTGGTAACATTCAGGCTGTAGATGCAGCACTGACTGAGGCCTTTGGTACTGAAGCTTCAAAAGTGGTTACCGAAAAAGCGAAAGAGCTCGGTATGTCCCTTGACCGTATGCAAGCGATTGCTGCAGAAAGTCCAAACGCTTTCCTACGTCTCATTGGGGATGTGGCACCTGTTGCGAAGCCTGTGGCTCAAACTACAGCTATCAATACGCAAGCCAAACTCAACACTGGTGGTGGTAAAACTTGGTCTGATTACCAAGCCCTCCGCCGTTCCAATCCAACCCAGTACTACAGCCCAGCTGTGCAACGCGAAATGGCAGCACAAAAGGATAAGCTAGGTGCAGGGTTCTTCAACTCTTAATACAAAATGAAAGGCTAAGCAAATGGCTGGCAATCTTACAACAAACACTCTCAACCTTATCCGCGACGATCTTTGGTCCGCAGAACTTCGTGAAATCCTCCGTGAAGAGCTTCAGGCTACTAAGTACGTCGACTGGCGCTCAGACTTCCCAGATGGTGACACTCTGCACATCCCACAAATCGCAGACGCGATCACGGATGACTACGTTGAAGACGCAGCGATCGTGTACAACGCGCTCGGTACAAACGACTTCACACTCACCATTGATAAGTACAAGTCAAGCGCGCACTACATCACTCGTAAGATGATGCAGGACAGCTACTACATGAACGAGCTCGCCTCTTCATTCGTACCTAAGCAAGCTCGTGCAATCATGGAAAGCCTTGAGACAGACATCCTTGCAAAAGGTGCTGGTACAGCTAACGATGCAGCTGCAATCAATGGTGTGGCACACCGTATCGCTGGCGGTAACGCTGGTGTAATCGAAGTTGCTGACTTCGCATACGCAATGTATGCCCTGAAGAAAGCACACGTACCACAAACAAACATGGTTGCTATCGTTGACCCTTCAGTTGAGTTCCAGTTGAACACACTGAGCCAGTTGACTTCAGTTTCCAACAACCCACGCTGGGAAGGCATCGTTTCTGACGGTATCGCTTCTGGTATGCGTTTTGTGGCAAACGTCTACGGCTTCGACGTGTACACATCTAACTTCCTGCCGACAGCGACTGGCGCTTCTCTTCTGAACGACCGCGCTGGTGCTAACCCAGTTGACGTGTCCACAGGTAAGTGTAACTACTTCTTCTCAGCAACATCTGACGTACTTCCATTCGTCGGTGCTATGCGTCAGGAGCCTATTGTTGACCGTGAGTTCAACAAAGACTACCAGCGCGAAGAGCTCGTTACTACTGCTCGTTGGGGCACAAAAGTGATCCGTCCTGAGAACCTCGTGAACGTGGTTACTCTGCCGACAATCGCTTAATCTAACTTTGGGGGTGGCCTTCGTGGTCTCCCCCATCCACCAACTCTAGGAGATTGCCTTATGGCCAACGTCGAACATAGCTCACTGTCTACTGGCGAATTGCATGAGCCCAAGGGCATCGCCTCTGCTACTTCAAATTCAGTTTATATTGCCAATGGTGCTGGCTCTGGCGCATGGCGCACGATCCCTAATGGCTACTGCTATTATTCAAGCCCTGTTGGTGTAACATACACAGCACCTTCCAGCTTCACGAAACTGGACCTACCTACAGTTGTAGAGGGTGTCCAACGGAGCTTTTCGCACAACGGTGCAGGTCGTCTGACTTACATAGGGACTGACGCCATCGGCATGAAAGTCGATGTGGTTCTTTCTTTTCAGGCAACAACAACCTCCGTTGTGGACGCAATTATCTTCATCAATGGCCTTCCAAGCCACGCAATCGCTTCTACGCACTCCAGTGGCGCAGGCCAAGTTGGTAGCATTTCGCTCCTAGGCCAGTTCGCAGCCTCACCAAATGATTACGTTGAGGTCTACATTCAGGCCTCTTCGGGGGACCTGACTGTCGA